CTGTAGAGTTCCTCCTCAGCACGCGTCTTTGGCGTGCTGGGAGGAATTCTCTTTCCGAATCTTTTGAGGTATTGGAACTCCGGAATGTCAACATTCCGGGGGTCTGAGTTTCTAAACTCGTCAATATCCTCAGTGAAATAGTAATCTACATCAACGAGGGGCTTTACGGCCCATCGTTTCTTGTAGAATTCTTCTTTGAAATCCGTGCATACCCTTTTGACCTCGTCAAAGGTGTATGATGGCATTTCAGTACATCTTGAGAAAACCATCTCCATCAGATCTGTCTGCTCGACAGTCTGTTGGAGGGTTTCCACTCTTTTCATGTACAAGTATAACGCCTCTACCTCCGAGGAGGTAGTAAGGTGTTTACTTGCGACAAGTCTATCTAATACGCCCGGAGGGACCTTGTGTGCAAGGTCCCTGGGGACGATTATGAATTCTCTAATGGGGTCGTCCTCAGGTATTGAAAATACCTCAGTGACGGCCTCACTATCAAAATGTCGTTCCATAGTCTTGACTGACCGAAGGTTAGTCAAGTTCTTTGGAACCTCTCCTAATAATTCCCTAAGGGCTTGAACGGTAACGTTCGTGACCTTAGGGATCTGACTCCATATGGCATTAGCCCAGCTTTCTGTATTCCAGAAAGCTGGCATTTTGCCAACGCTAAAGATTTGTCTAGGTAGATATACGGGCCTGCGCTCGTATCTCAAACCAAGACATATGTCTTGCATTACGGAAGCTACTTGGAACAGGTGTCCTTCGACACCTTGCTCCGAGTATTCCGTATCTTTTCCTAGGAGAGTGTACTTGCCGTCTTTGACGGACGAGTAATCTCTCCTATCTTTCTTTGTGTCCAATACCAGTCTCATCTTAGGATGATCCAGGTATGGCAACAATCTGTTATCCTTGAGCTTTGACGCCGTCCGAACGGTGTTAAAGCGGTCAAGTGGTATATGGAAGACTTCCTCACAATAAGTTCCCCAGGAACTTGTTATGAAGAAGTCATCTTCGGAGAGTTCATACCCCAACATCGCTGCCGCGTTGTTGAAGTATTGGACCCACCTAATCATTTTAGCGGGCTCGTCGGCACCGAGGATGATAGCAGTATCATCCCCGTTGCCGTCGTGCACAACTTTTACGCTCGGCTCTTTCTTTGAGGCGTAAGCCTCACAGATAGGGTGAGCTAAAGATAAATTGGACTTGGTCAACGGATCCCCCATGGGGACTCCATTGACCTGGACCGAGTGAAACTTTCCATTAATGTATATGTCCTTTGGACCAGGCCATATACATTTTATGGGATCAAGTATGGTGTCAGGTAGCCTCATCTTCTCGAGGAGTCTACCCATCACCATGTGTGCAGATTTAAAGGACGGTATGTCTGTGGCTGAACGCCAGTCCAGACTTACTATCCTT